CAAAATCGCCCGTTTTTAATTCAGTCAGGTGGTCAACTTTGTGGTGTTTGGTCATTTTTCAAGAATTCGGCGATTTCTCTTCCATCTTTATACTCTTCAACAATATAGCATTCGTTAATTGCTTCTGGCTGTTTCAATTTAAAAAGTTCAATTCGAGCGTCAACCTTTTCTTGCCAATCTTTCTCTACGAAGAACTTAACATAAACAGGGTTTGGACCACTGCTCATTGACCAGTCAGATGGCCGCAGTTTTTCTTTATTGGCCGCGAATAATTCGCGCAATTCTAGGCTGTTTTTGTGTAGAATTTTGACGGCCTTTTCCATAACATCTTTTGGCATTAGAAGGCCGCAATAGGTGTTTGCCGAAAGGTCGTAGAGTTTTTCGCTGTGTAGTTTGAGGTTCATACTGGAACAGTATCACCTTCAACTAATGCTTTGTCAACTTATTTTTCGGCCAATTGTCGGATTTTGAAGATAGCATGACACTTCGCCTTAGCTTCCACATCCCACAAAACTTGCCGCCCATAATCTTTTGGAAACGAAACTGGCAAATCTGCATGTTTTCGCGTGCCATTTACTCCTTCGCTATAATGGAAAATTGGTTCAACGGGCCAAGTATCGTAGGCCAAATCAAATGCCTCTTGGTCTGTCAACCCATCTGGTAGCAAAGAATGATGTAATGTGTCGAAAGTAATTGGAATACCGCGAAAATACTCTACCAAATTTTTGACGCTCCAAACACCATTAGCATTGTCATTATTTTCTAGGACAAGGCGATTGCGAACATTGTCTGGCAAACTATCGTAAACTTCCCAAACACGATTGGCAATTTTAACGGGATCGCCTTCGGCGCGGACATGAATGTTTAGCGGTGCGCGATGGTCATTTGGCAAGTCTAGCAAGTCAAAAATTTCGGCGTGCTGTTGAAGGTCGAGAATACTATTGTTAATACACTCAGGATTGTCACTGGAAAGTGTGATATACTCGCTAGGATGAGCGGAAAGGCGCAAAGGAGATTCGGCCAAAACTGCTTTGATTTGCTCGCAGACTGATTTGATTGCGGTAAAATTTGGAAGATCGCTAATGCGCAAATTAACATTTTTGTGTGTCAAAATTGGCGCAAGACTACTAGACAGTCGATAACCTTGAATGTTGTTAAGCTGACAAAACCGAATTGTCCGCAAAGTGTTTTTGAAATTGTGAAGAATACGCTCAGAAAGTTCAATCAAAGATTCATCAAATGGCCGCTTGCAAAACTGCGTATAAGTCATCGTTTTGAACGAATGGCCGTTGTCAGAGAGGGTTTTGGAGATGCAGCAGAGGGAGAGTTTCATGCTTTTATTTAACCCAGCCAATAGACAAAATCAAGGAATTTTTGAAAACTTCCGCCGAATGTTCTTCAATATCAGGTCTAAAAATATGATAATGAATTGGAAACTGCCAAACAAAACTTTCTGTTCCAGAGCTATTCTTTCGCCAAAATCTCCAAAGACCCCATAAAGTTAGGTTGAATCTATGGTGTTCTTTATTTTCTACCTTGTCGAAATGCCAGTGGATTGTAGATTTAGGAATTTTCAAAAGAAAACAGTCCCAAGTTTTACCCTCCCAGAGCAAAAGTTTTTGAAGCGATTGAGTAGCTTTTTGTCGGCCAGACTTCCAGTTGAATAGTTTCATACTCCAACCTACCCTAATTCCACCAATGGTCAACCGATAAATCGGCCAAAAGCTCACAAACCCGCTCCATAAACAAAGGCTCGCCCAATTTCATCCACGACAACCATTGTAACCCATGATTTAAAGCAGAACTCCTGAACCAGAATTTTTTCTGGCTTTTATATGGATATTTAGGATCAACGCATTCCCAACTGTATGAGAAGAGGGAATGTTTAATTGTGTGAATAGTAGAGAATTTATTCATCGAGCAAGCTTTCCAATTCTTCTCTTTGTTTTTGGGCCGCTTTTTTGACATACGGAACAGCCTTGTCGAAGAATTCTTCCCAAGAATCGAAGCTTTCTCTTTGTTCAAAGTTTGCGTCGATTAGTTTGTTTTTGCCAATGGTAATATTAATACTGTATTCAAATAACCCCGTCTTGAAACTGACATGTCCGCCGTTATTTTTCCATGTTGGTTGTTCAAGAAACCAGCCCTTCTTTTGCGGGAAAGATTTTACGATGTTTTGCCACTTTTGGGCGCGCTCAACCTCCTCCTGTGAAATGGCGTCACAGGGTTTTGGGCCGCCAATCAGATAAAACTTCACGCCATTCTTTTCAAAGAAAAGTCTAACATCAAAGTCGTCGTCTTTTCTGTTTTCTTCGTAGTCTTGGCTATAATAACCATAATAGACTTCTTCGTTGTCGGGGATTTCAGCAATTAGTTCTTTTAGTTCGGCGGCTTTCATAATTAATATGCCTCCAAATCTTTCGGCGTTTTAAAACAATTAAGGCAAAGCTCCAAAGCCACAAAGTTTCTAATCCTCTCCTCCAAAAGCCATTCAGCAGCTTGCCATTCTGGATTGTTAACGGCAATGCTTCCGTTTCTATTGCGAGTTCCTTGTTTGATGCCGTGTTTACGCATTATGTCGTAGAATTTGCGGCGAATTTTGTTAAACGAATCAGAATTCTTGATTGGCAAATCTTGAATGTCTGAGAAGACTTTAGATAGGAGTGCTTTTTTACCTTTCATTGTTACCACAAATTGTACATCTCTTTGTTTGCAAGGTCAATTAATTCTTGGTCAGAAAATTGGCTGATATTTTCTGGCATTTCTACGCCCCAATAAGAGCAGTAAGATTTAATTGTTGCTAAAACTATATCTCTCAGGGATTCGTATTGCATGTCAAAGTTCCTCCAATTCCAAATCCGACAAGTCGTTAAAGTCTTCGGGTTGTTGGTTTTCGTCATAGCAACAAAGCATTCCGCCAATGCTTCCTCTCAATTCGTTGGCAAACCTCTTTATCCTCTCAAGATGAGATGGCATAATTGGTTGATCTAAGGGAATAATAGCTAGTTCTGCGGCTAAATTATTAAATTCCCAAGCAATGTTTCGGCGGAGGCCGTCAAATGATATTTTCATATTTTACAAGGATTTCGTTAATAATTCTCAAATCTTGAAGAGACAAATTTTTAGTATTTCTGCCGTATTCAAATGTTTTCCATATTTTTTGGGAAATTTGACGCTCTTCCTTTTCGTTTAGCCAATCTTGCTCTGTTTCGTAAAGTTTATGGTCTTCGCAATATTGGGTTTTTTGCCGCCATGTGTCGATGTGAAATTCGACAAAAGAGTTCCAGTCAAGGTGTTTGAGCGCGAAATACTTTCGCCCAACGGAATGGACAATCATTGGCGTGAGTTTTTGTTCAACTCCGTGCCGAAATGCGTTGCCGACATTTAAACTATAGAGGATTTCGCCGAGTATGGGTTTTCTTTTCATGTTATTCTTCTGGAAGTTCTTCTTTTGTTACTCTCAACAAGTCAAAGTCGTCCAATTTTCGGGCGTTTGCAAGCTCTTTTGCGCGAAGGTCGGTATTTTTTACAGCCCGAACAATAGGGTAAAGGCTTTCGGCGCATTCTGTCACGCGATTTCGGCCCTGATTTTGAACCATTTTGGCCCAAGATTGGTCAGCGGGGAGGGATAGGTTGTTATCAAGCATGATGATCTGGAGCGTATAGGGTTTTCTTATCCATGATTTCACAAACATCTTTAAACTCGAATAACGGTTTGCCGTGATATTTTAGAGCATTGTCAATTCCAACGTCAAGGAGTTTCATTTCGTCGTTGTAATAATTTGCAATTTCAAGGCTTCCGTGGCTATGGCCGCAAACACATCCCCACCCATGTTGCATTCCGTCCCAAATTGTCGGAGCAAAATGATTGCAATAAAATTTTCGCCTATCAATAGAGACATAAAAAGCATCACCCATCATTGTCACATTTCGGGCAATTTTGAGGGGGTAAATGTCAACATCATCAAATCTTTCGGCCAAATAATTATTTTTGGCCCGTTGATAAGAAGTTTTCAATCCCGAATTATGATTGCCCCAACACATATAAGTCTCGCATGGAATAGCATCAAGCAAAGATTGAACCCTTTCATCGCTTGTGTTAAGCGCAAAATCACCCAAATAAATCAAAAGATCATCTGGTTGAAGAGATAATAGGTTTTTGACTACGAATTCAGTATGGTCTTCCCATGAATCAAATCCACGAGGTTTAAAAATAAAGTCTCGCTTGTGATCAATGTGAAAATCAGACGAAAAATAAATATGAGAATAATCTTTGGTTCGGAAATTTAGCTTTTGCATGTTTGGATGATTAGTTCGGCCAACATTTTATCTGGCATTGGTTTGTTGTCAAGCGCCATGAATGCATAACTTTTGCGCCAGTCGTTATATTTGGCGATAATTTTTGCGGCGGCTTCTTTTCGGGAATCATGTCGAACATCTTCAAGAAACCACGAAACTTTCGCTGAATCTCTAACAATTTGTTTGTGAGCGTCAACAACTTTTTGAATATCTTTGGCCGCTTGTGTGGCAAGCTCAAAATCCAAACTTTGCTCCACAACCTTAAAAAACTCATCGTAATCCGCCGATTTACTGGTTGTCATGTAAAAATCAACCAGATTAGAAATACTGGAAATATGAGATTTAAGACGATGGCGTGAAAGATAGAGGTCGGCCTTAATTTTCTTCATCGTTCCAGACTGTTCGTGGTAGAGAACAACTCCCTCCTTATCTTGCCATGCCTTTACGTCGTCTAGGCATTCTTGAACGGATGAGTAAGTGAATTTCTTAGGACGCTTAACTCCCCAAGATTCGGCCATTACGTCGCAATTATGTTGCGTTTCTAGTCTGGCGCTTTTGTTTTGGATGATTCCGAGGAGGATTAGCTCTGGCTCGCTTGATTCTCTAATCACAATTACGCGACTTGGAGTGGTCCATTCACAGAGTATCGTATAATTTTCAGAGTCAATATAGCAGTTATTAAATAGACTCGGATATTTTTGAATCAAGAAATCAACTTCTTCCGCGCCGTTGTCGTGAATTCGAGCGTCAAAACAACCCCTTGTGCGAAAAATGATTTGGCCGTCAATTTTACTTAAAAGAGCCAGCGATCCATCTAGCTTGTGACGAGCCTCAAACTCCCATTCTGGATTCCAAGGTTCAAAATTTGGAGATTCGAGCCAATTCACGAACTTTGAAAATCCCCTAGAAATTACCCTACCATCCGATTTCCGAATCGCAACAGACCGATAATGTTTGTTCTCGTCGTTCCAATCAACGCCCATATCTTTTGGCGTAATCAAAACGCAATCGTGGCCGAAGATTTGGCCGTCTTTGTAATTAAACTGGTCGCCGAGTTGTGGGATCATTTTTTGAGTTTTGATATTTCTAATTCAATTTGGCGCATTCTCATCCTAAACCCCCAATCGCAAACTTCAAGAATTTGTTCGTCTGCGCCAGATGATTTCAAAAAGTTGGCCGCTGTTTCTCTTTTGGCTCTCAGAGAGTCTAGCAGTTGTTTTCTTTTTTGGAGGGTTTTTTCTTTGTGAGCTAGAGACATAGGGACATTTTAATGTTATTCGCCTGCCTGTCAAGTGTAGAAGTTGGAACGTTGTGAGAATCTTTTCCTCCATGTCTGTTTTCAATCACGGCGAAAATGACTGGAATGTTTTCTACTTTAGCGCAATCCGAATAATATTGCCAATCGCTAGGTTTTGCATTGGTGTTGGCAACGATGATTAGTTCGATTTTTGGATCGAAAACCGCTTCGTGGAACCTCTTTTTGCAGAAAGAGTGAGCCTGCCCAAGTTTCGAGGTGTCAAATCTGTATTCGCCGTCAACAACAAAGAAATCATCGGCGCAACAAATTGCCACTTTTTCTGGAGAAAGTGACAAAAGAGTTTCGGCGAAAAAGCTCTTACCGCTGCCTGAAACGCCTCTAGTAATTATAATTGTTTTCATGTTTAATAGATCAAATTATCATCGGACATAGCATTTTCAAGAAGATAAACCGCTTTTCTAGCATCTTCTGAAAGATTTCCAAGGTATATTCTCGACCCTCCTAGCTTCAATTTCACCTGGAAAATTTCAAAATCGGGCGAATCTTTTTCTAATTCGGCCAAAAATTCTTCCAGCGCATTTAGCCAATTAATCGGCCAACACGAACAGTCAAACCCATAATATCCATCAGGCACTCTATTAAAGTATCTAATTTGAAGAGTTGTCTCTTTTTCGTATGAGCCTTGAAACTCTGGAAAACTATTAAATCCAATTACAGCGCCTCCCTCCCATCCACAACCGCCGCTTTTTGATTTGCGCCGTTCTTTAAATGGATTAAAACTGAGCTTTTCTTCCAGTTTGTGTTTTTGAATAATTTGGCGGGTGGTTTCTAGGATAGTCATATTATTGGGCAGCAGCTTGAGCGTAAATCGTGATAATTGCCAACATTGCAGCTTTTCTAGCGTCATTCTCAAACAGGGAGAATAGGCTGGCTGGAACTTCTGTATCGCTGTCTGGATGCAGTAATGCAGCGGCCATCATCATGTCTGTCCTTAGCTTGTTAAGGTTAACGTCTTTAGAGGGTTTCTCCATTTCGGCGGAGATGGATTTGAGGAGTTTTTTGAGGTTCATTTTGGGCGGGAGATGTTTTTCATTTTATCAATCATGGTTTGCCACTCGCTGCTAGTCGGGCGGCGCTTGATTGGGATTGGTTTGCGAGGGTCTGGTTTGTTCATATTAGAGTTTAATCCACAATCTAAACTTGTCAACGCCATTTCCGTGAAAAAACACCCACAGTCCCGTCTGCGTAACGATCAAACAAAACCAGAACCAAAACCACGCCCAACCATCTGGTTCAATGCTCAGGTGGTCAAATTTATGCCAATTGGTTTTTTCGTATTCGTCCAAGATTAACCGTTCAATTTCTGGCAAAAGGTTTTCGCCGACTGGATTCTGTAGCAAAAGTTGCTCCAAGTCTCTCTTGAGAATGTCCGAATCACTCCACCCAAACACCTTTGACCAGCCATTTCCATAAACTAATACGAGGTCATTCTTCTTACCGCCAATCCAAAAAGATTTCAAACTTTCGGCCAAGGTGTGATTGGGCGAATCAAACCCCACGATGATTAAATTAACCTTTTTAATCGGGCCGAGTTTGGCGTTTAAAATGTCCCATTGTTTTGTGGAAATTTTAGACGCTGCTGTTCCTAAAACCCTGTTAGACGAGAATGGGTTGTTTGATTCAGGATACTTGAACAGGAGCTTTTCTGTTTCTGGCGAGACTTTGACAAAATTAAAGACAGATTGGGCCGCTTTTAGGCGATTTACAACTGATTTTTGGCAATGAATTGGCTCGATTATTGAACTCGGGCAACTCGTTTCGTAGTCAAACGGGTCGCCGCCGATTTGGCGCGAATTGTGCTCAAAGGTTGACCTGTCACCGCGAATTTTCTTTTCGTTTTGCCATTGGGTTTTCCAGTGGTTGTATTGGTCTTTGGAGATAGAATAGCTGGTGTCGATGTTAGAATAACAAGTAAAATACTCGCTATGCCATCGGGTTCTTGGCTCCCAATGGTCGAAAACCCTGCGAGACTTAGTTACCCTGCGTGTTTGTCTTCTTCCTTTTGAATCGGTATAGCTTTCAGTATCAGAATAGTATTCTGTGCGGTAAATCGCCTCTTCATAATATTCTTGCCATGCCGAAAACTGCCGAGCATGAGTAATTTGGCCAGACCACGTTTCAAAATCAGCCGTTTGACTGTTGAAGGAAGTCCAGTGAACGGTTCCAGCGACAAGGAAAGCCGCCGCGCTTCCAACTAACCACTCCCACCAAACAACCTTCTTAGAAAAGAAGAAAAGAAAAGTGCCGATAAAAATCGGCACTAAACATGAAAAATAAAGCGCCCACATATTAGTTCAAGCTAATGTCGTCGTCTTTACCAGTAGAGAAGGTTTGTTCGGTTCTCTCCGAAGTGATAACTTTAGGGTCAATCTTTTGGTGGCCGAAAACGCTCAGGAAGAACCCTTTGGGTTGCGAAACTAGCAGTGCGTTATATTGTTCGGCGATGCTAACGAGTTCTGTTTGCTTCATTGTCCAAGTGTCTCGCGAGCCAGTGATGATGTTCATTAGCTGGTCGTAAACTTTTAAGTCAACATTTGGAACGCTCTCCTTAATCCAAGTCATCGTTTGGTTTTCGCCGCCAGTTGAACGAGAACTTGCGTAGGAATTAAAAATTTCCTTGAATGCTTCTTTCTTTTGTTCGGGAACTTGGGCAGATTGTTTAATCTTTTTCCAGAGGTTGTCCAGCTCACTACTATTCGCGACAACCTTCATTTCATAACTATTTCTTAGGGAAGAGGCGGTATTATGCCAAGATAGAACCGTTAGTCCGAAAACGATTGTTCCGATGAATCCGCAAGCGAGAATTGCTAGAGCGGCGAGAATGGCGGTTGTTTTGTTTAGGTATTTTTGCATGTGGTGTTTGGTTTATTTGTGTGAAAGAATGATAATCGCAAAATTCAGCAAGTCAATGTATTTATTCCTAACCTCTCCGTCTCCGCCCGAATGACCTTCCATCCACGCAAAATCCCATAGGGCGTCTTTTTGACTTTGCGAAAGTGTTTTTTCGCCCAAAAACTCGTCTTCTAGTTCGGCGCGAAAGTTTTTCTTTCCTGCTCTTGAAAATCGTCCCAGAGTTTGCGTTGTTTCTTGAATTCGTCCCTAGCCAACACTTCAACATACTCTTTTGAGTCGAGAATATAGTCTTGGGGGATAATGATTTGGCCGTTTAGAATTCTTTCTTTAATTTCGGCGCGGATTTTGGCTTTGTCGGGGTAGGTCATTTTCTTTGATCGTAATTTAGGGATAAAATCTTGAAGCTTGTTTTGGACGTATTAACCACAACGCCCTCAAACAATTGGCCGTTTAGGTCGTCCAGTTTAGTGTATTTGTCAACCAGTTCTCTCGTCAAAACAACATCTTTCTCTATAATTGGAACAGCGGGCAATCCCAATTCCTCACAAACAAGAGGAAAATAAAACGGCGAATCCTTTCGATGATATTGAAGCGTGTCCAAATCCAAGACAGAGAAACACGCCCAATCTAGCGGCAGTTTTGCGTGTGGATTTGTTGGAAAGTTTTGAACGCCATCGCCGTAAATTTCACCGCGCAGGGCTAGGGATTTGTCGTGTTTTTGACAAAAGGAGAGTAGTTTATCAAGAACCCCATACTTTTCATTAGCTCGGGTGAATCGGTTGGAGCAATCCGTTTTAATTTCCAAGCTGCGAGAGCAGATTCCAGTCTTCCACTCGTCTCCCACCTTTTTACAGTATAAAGTTGAGCTTTGGCCGTCAATTTTCAACGTAATATCAGAGGTTTCTCCAATTGGAACGTATTTAAGAGACTGTACGCGATCTTCATCCGTCTTGAAAATGCCATACGGAAGATTGCCTTTGGCATTTAGTTCTTGGGGTTGAGGGGCTTCGTATTTTAAAATACCGATCAAATGGCCGACTTCTTCCCCAATAGAACAAGTGAAATCTCCAAACTGATCTTCTATAAATTCGGGCGAAAATACCTCATTTGGCGATACGATAATTCCGAAGCTCCACTCGCCTCTTATACGCAACGCTTTGACACGTTTTGGCGCGTATTTCTTAAATGTTTCGGCCCAAGGCGTGGAGGGAAGAGTGCTATCTGGATGAATAAGCACGACAATATCTCCCACTGAGTATTTGTCCTTGGGAATGATGATATTATATCCTCTAACTTTCGCAACCAAAAGCTTGTCGGCGTTGGAGTGCGGAAGGATTTCTGAGATTCTTTCAATAGTGGCGAGATTGTTCATTGTGCGTGTAACCTACCTCAAGAAAGGAAACTTGTCAATGACTATTTTGGTGACATCTAGAAGCGGACAGGGAAAGTCCTATTTTTGCCGTCAATTTTTAAAACACGTTTCCGCCGCTTATTTCAATAACAATGATGTGAGGCGTCAAACAGACAACAACGATTTCTCTATGAGCGGGCGAATTCTTGCGGCCCAAAACATGAGAAAACTAGCCAGCCAATCTTTCGCCGAAATTAAACTCATTGACATGATTTGTCCAACGCCCGAGTTGCGCAAAATAGTGGCTCCAGACGTTATTGTTTTTATAGACAGCGACAAACCTTCTAAATATCCTGACACAGACGCTCTATATGTTCGCCCAACAAAAGATGAAGCGGCCCATTTCTTTTCTTGCTGGACTCGAAAAACAAACGAACTCGTTCAACGGTTAGTATATTTTTTGCAAACCCTGCCAAAAGTTCCAGATGTTTAGTCCGATTTCAACTTGCGAAAGCAAATGGGTGTATTCTTTTATCGCATTACAGATTCCCAAGACTGCTAGTTCCAGCATTGCTAAGTGTTGCGGTAGTCGCAATTTAATCCAAAAGCATCGAGGACTCTTTCAAGAAACTTTTGGCCGAAATCCATTATACAAGGGAGTTTTCGATGTGCGCCATGTTATCCCCGAACACATTTTTTCGCTGATCGGAAGGCAGGTTTATGACTATTTTTCATTTGCAATAGTCAGGAATCCATTCCACCGCATTGAATCGGCGTATTTATTTGGCCGCAAGATAAAATTGCATGGAGTTTATGGGTTGCCAGAGGATTGTTCGTTTGAGCAGTTCGTGGATTTCCTTTACGAAAGTTGGGAAGCGAATCGTCAAGACGTTCTCATTTTAAAACCTCAAACTACTTGGACGCATTCTGCTGTTTTTCGGCCCACTGAAATTCTCAAGCTGGAAGAGCTAGAAAAAAGTTGGCCTCAAATGCTAAAAACTTATGGAATAAGAGGTCTTCCGCCCCTAACAAGAGAAAATGTTACAGACCGTTCGCAATCCTTACCTTGGAACAAGGCTTCTCGGAGCAAGGTAATAGAGATGTTTGAATCTGAGTTTGATCTTTTGGGGTATTCTAGGACTTTTGTTTGATCCAATAATCTACAATCTCTTTAATCTGTTCAATCTCTTCTATTGGAGAGAATGGTAAATTCTTTCGTGATTCAAGAAGCTGAGAGATTTTCTCTAAATGGCCGAGTTCGCAGTCTTTCAAGAGGACATAGGTTGTCAAACTTTTGCCGTCTGGGCCATTTGTTCCCCAAATTGCATTTTCAGCCCGCCATTCAAAGCTTTCCGTGTCTGGAATTTCTTCGGGGGATAGAAGGCGAACGTCTTCTAGGTTCCAAAGGCCATATTTTCGTGGTTTGTTGAGATTCCAGTCGTTATAGAGTTCGGCAAATGTCTGAGGAACCATAATCCAAATAGGTTTGCCCCAGCATTGCCCATACCAGCCATGACCATCTAAATCTTGACCGCCATCCATAATAATACGATCCTCCCCCTCTCCTATGGTTCTGTAATCGTGACGAGCTACCGAAGCAACTACCTGTTTATTATTGTGAAATCCTAAAAGTTTCATATTCTTTTCTTTCCTCGCATTTTCTTTTTATAGGGCGGTAATGGGGTAGGAGAATAAGACCACATAAAACCACCCATTGATTGTTTCTTACCTCGGCAACATGCTGATATATTATCTTTGTGAATACCAGTGAAATTAGCAGCCTTCGTTACGGAATCGAAATTCCTAATAAGGGTTCCGCTTAGATCAAACATATAAACATTTTTTTTATTTGCTAAATAAATTCCTATTTTTGCCTCGGGAGACATTTTTAACCCCAACTTTGACTTTCTAATTTTTTCTCTAGACTCTTCGGAATGTTTAAAGCCCTGGTTAGATTCGGCGGTTTTGCTCGCATTATATCCAAAGTCTTTCTCATAGCTTTTGTAGAGGTCTAAAAAATACTGTTCTCTTTCGACCAAAACAGAAACGTCGCAAAACTCAATAACTAAAAATTCAAATGAATTAAGCCCGTATTTATTATATGCCCTTTGAAAGTATCTATTTGCGCCATGTTGTCTTTTTAAAGAACTTCTGTGGCTCTTCCATCTAAGCCTAATATTACTGGAGCTACCAATATAGATTTTTCCATTTATTTTATTCTTAATCCCATAAATACCGCTTCGATTTAAATTTTGGTGCATCAATAAATTATTACACCAAAACTCTTTTGAAGTCTGTCAAATTATAATTTAATTTATATAATCATAATGGGCGACAGATGTTAGGATTTTTTTATTGTTAGTTACGCCGAGCAGTTTCATGTTTTAATTTGTCCTATTTTTAGCGATTTGTCAATCTCCCTTTCCCAAATAATCTGCCCCAACGTCGTCACACCAGCACTGAACATTTCCTGGCCTGACAACGCTCAACCCGCAATTTGGCCGATTACACTTTTGCCAAACTCCGCCGAAACCATCACAAACCGTTTTTTCGGGGCAAAATTCGCCAAACCCGCAATCGCATTTTCGGTTCTCAACACCGACTATAATTTCTAGATTATCTAGGTTCATTTTTGTGTATAATTATCAAACCCATTGTCGTAAAGAACTTCTTCTATTCTATCGCAAAGATATGATCCTTGTTTTCCGCATTCGTAATCATTATCAATCATCCATTGGCGGATTGCTTTTAACAGGTCGGCGATTTCTTTGTTCATTGTTTTGGGCGGTTTGGATGATAAAAATGTGTGCATTTTACAAAACCAGACTCATACTCTTCTCGCGTCAACAAATCGTCTTGATTATACTCGCGGAATCCGTCATATGATTTAATCACATCGCCGAAATGTTTTTGCCACTCAGCAACGGTTTTGCGCTTTTTAAAAATGCGGTCGTAATTTTCGTCCCACTTGTTTTTGTCAACGGGGCGTGGTTTGCTGCCTTTGCCCGCGCTCATGATTTGTGGATTTTTAAGTATTCGTTAATCAGGATTTGTCGATTATTCTCGCTCTGACAGCAAGGGATTTCGGTCGTGGTTATTGGCTTTTGCCGCGAATCAAGACCAAAAATGATAAAATCAGAGAAAACTGTCTCCAAATGAGCTTTTGCTAGTGTGATTGCAGCGGGTTCAGGCACAGGTTTTTAGTAGTAGTGGTTGGTTTTTCCTTTTGTTGAGAAGAAAGATACACCAGCTTTTGCCGTTGTCAAATCTTTTCAATTCGCCGATTGAAATTTGCCAGCCTTTTGGGCAACGGTAGAAGTTGAAAAATGAAAACTCAAAAGCCATTTTTCAAAAGAGCTTGGGCCGCTGCGATTAGCTTCTTCCCTTGGCGGCATTTTTCAACATGGACAGTAGATGGTTTGACGTTATACTCGGCGCAAATTTGTTCAACGGGTTTTTCATTGAACACGGCCTCGTAGAATAGTTTAAACCATTTGCTTTTTTTGGGGTTAATTTCTTGAATTGCTCGCTTTAAAAGGCGGCGATGAGTTTCAGGCTGTTCTTTACTTTCGGCAGGTAGAGTGTCTAGGTTGTTTTCTTCGCCGATTGTTTCGTAGTTCTTGGAGAAGGTTTTCTTTTTATCCATCAAATCGACAAGTCTCCACCTTGTTCTTACGGAAAGAAAACCGTCAACGTTTTTATTTTCGTCAACAGTTCCAGCGCTCAGTCTTTTCCAAAAGTCAAGCAACACATTTTGCGCCAAATCTTTTGAATCGGCCTCAGAAAGGCCAGCCCCAACACCTCGGGCCGTGATTTCTTTGAACTTTTGGGTGTAGAATTCGTTGAAATTTAGCACAGGATTTGGCTGATTTGGATTTCTCCTTCGAGAGGTTGCCAGTTGGAGTTTTCGAGTTTAGGATTAGAGACTTGTTGGCCGATGTGATAGCCCGAGTTTTTTTCTGCGGCGAAACAAATTAGTGTTGTTGCGGTTTCGGGAAATCCTCCAGCAATACTAATTTTTGAAATTCTAGAGGCTACCCATAAAGACTTTCGGGCGCTGTCAGTGTAGTATTCAATCATATTATCTTACTTTTAAGTTTTCTGCGACAGCCCATTCTTCGGCCTCTTTTCTGGCTTCTTCGGCGGTTTCGTATGAACCATATCCTGTTTGAACTGGTTCTGGAAAACCGTTAGAATCGTCAACAAGAACGGCAAACCATCCCCTTAGTCCGTGGCTAGTTGTTAGGTAATACATATCAAAATTGACTCAACTGTTTCTCCAAACGCTCAACCGTTTCTGCGCTGTGCCAGATTTCGGGTTTTGGGCCGCTGGTGTAGATTCCTTCTGTTGTTTTTACTTCTGTATTTGGGGCCAAAATAAGAACCTTGGGTTGATAGATTCTAGAAAGCGGCGAAATGTCGGGCTTTTGGGCGCAAGAAGTTAGAAGGAGGATTAGAAGGAGTTTTTTCATGTTAGCAATTATTTTCTTTCAGCCATTCTTCTGTGGGTTTTTCTGATTCTCCATCGACATCCAAATACCAAGGCTCTCCTTTTTCAAATTTTTGGCAAGATTCATTGGCGAATTGAATGTCAGAATCTTCGGAATCAGCGAATTGTTTCTTCAAACATGAATAGGTGGTTCCTTCTACTGTGTAATTAGAATATCCATAATCGGCGGAACAAAAGAATTTGCATGTTGAACATTTACCGTTCCTTTTAAAGAAATCAGTGCCAAGAGTTTTATCCTGTTGAATGGTTTTATCTCGGTTTTTGGCCGTAATTGGTTTATAGTCTCTCAACTTTGAGAAAATCTTTAGTTGAACATTATCACCGACTTCATACGAATCTCCTATTCCAGATGGATGGATGGCATGAATTTCGCCGCGAAATCCATCTTTTGTTTTTGAAAAACAGGCGATTGCGTTTCTGGCGTTCCAATCAAAAGTCTTATAAACCTTTCCCGCATATAAACCAATACCAACGCCTTCTGGTAACTTGTCCAGAGAAACGTTAATCGTTGGAAAACCAATTGCTGCTCCTTGGCCGATTCCTTTTACTCTTTTGGTAATTATTGTTTTCATATTATTTCTGGAAAAATTTCTTGATTTCGGCCAGTTTTTTCTTTTCTTCGACTATTTCTGAAACAATTTCGTCCGCATAGGCTTGACTTTCGGTTGTGGTTTTTGATCTAGCAACTTGGCGCTGTTTATCCAGTTTGTCAAGCCGCGAATCAAATTTCTCAAGAAGATCAAAATAAACAGTCTGATTTTTCAACCGAAAGTATTGCGTAACGACTTCTAAGAAAGACTGAATGAGGGCGAAGATTGTCATTTGTTTTTAATGCTTTCTAGCTCGGAAGATAAAGCTATTGTTGGCTTATTTAAGGTAGGCGGAATTTCATGTTCGTCAAGTTCAAATTTGGCAAATTCTCCATGTATTTGGATCGCTGCTTTTCTATAAGCATCACGAGCATCTTCCTCTCTTTTAAAGTATCCTAAATGATAATTTATGCCCTTATTTGTTATTCCAACCCTCCATTTATTCGCATATTTGGCAAAGCAAACGCCTTTATATTTACTGCTCGCATTCTTGTTTCCCTCTCTATTCAGGGAGTTTTGATTGTAATCAACTAATCTAAGATTTGATACTTTGTTATTCAGTGGGTTCCCATCTACATGGTCTATTAAAAGATTCATTGGGTCAATATCATGAGCTAAAGCATATACAATTCGATGTACGAAATGTACATTTCCATATATGTTAATTCTCCATGAGATTTTCTTTTTTCTTCCTCTTAATTTTTCTAGGCCACCAGCGGGTTTTCCAGCGCTATCTCTGTTAAATTCGATCCAACGGCCATCGCTAGAAAAATGATGACGAGGACGGGTTTTCCATCTTAATCCTGTTGGACTATTCTCATCAACTTCAAAAGTCTCCTTAAGAAGCTCGATTGGTAGTGATCTTGGCTTGCAACTCATTTCGTCGCTTGAAAATGCATTGCGTCATATCCCCAAAAAGCGCCAGCAGAAAGCCACCCCTCTTTAGCAAATTCTTCCATAATTTCCAATGGCATGTCGGCTTTCATAGGCCAAGAATCTCTAAACGTATTATCGTCAGCGTCAAGGTCAATGGCCGCTCCCCATGCATGAACGCTATAACTAGAACCGCCACGTTTATTGCGGAAATTATAAACGCCGCCAAAATCTTCTGCCTCTTCAAGAATTTCGCGGTTTTTGCCATATTTTTCTCCAATACTTTTCAATACGCGAACGAGAGAATCGGCCACTTTCTTATGGCAACGGAATTTTGTAATCTTTTTACCCTCGTAAAAGGTCGTAAATGGAAAATTTACAGTTACAAGATTTCTTTCGTCTCCAGGATTTCCGTAGAATCGACACATAGAAGCGGTATCACTTTTCGGCCACGGATTGGGGTTTGGCATTAGCGAACGAAGATGTTTTTGGCAAGCGGCGATTGATTTTGGCCCCCAAAATCCGTCTGGAGTCGCGCCGATTTTTGATTGAATTGATTTGATTTGCTCTGTTGTCATGTTGTTTTGGTTATATTAACTGATTGTTTTCAAATATTCTCCGAATGAATCGGGGGTCCAGACTTTGCCGACATTGTTGTAGCTCATAGTTTTTGTTTTTTGTTTTTAAATTGGTCGCCCGCAGGGATTTGAACCCCTTCTCTCCAGCCATAGGAGCGCTTTAACGATTGCTAGATCGTCACATTTTCGTCTCTAGCAAGACTACTTTGTGCCTAGTTAAGCTATTGGGCGGTTTTTGGTAAGTTTTTTGTTGGTTTTTACCGAAAACAAGCTTGGTTATATCCTTCGGGCGAATCTGGGAAATACAACTCATCCTCGTAAAGGTAGGTTTTCTTGCCGCAGTCAAATTGGACGGTTAAGTTTTGACCGAGGCTATTTTGTGCTACAGTGGTTCCAGTTTCGCCGAAAAGTGCGGGAATTCCATTGAAAGATTCAATAGCGCTGAGGTTTTTCGCCACTGCGACTCTTTTGCCGATTAGGGTTTTGGGTTTTGGTGTCATAAATTATTTTAGCTTAGTTTTTCAGTTTGTCAACCAACATTCGGCGGAAATGTGCCATTCTTCCAACAAGAAAACACAAAATAAATCAAACAAAACGCCCCAATCAATAAAAGATAGTCTTGCGGATATTTCATCGCGGCCAAATTAGTGAACATACTTGATGAAACCTTTCTTGTTTTGGAGGAGAATTTTCTGCGAGAGAGTCATTTTTTCAGTGAGAATTATATGTTTTTCGGCGAAAACTTGTTCGTAGGTTACGGAAAATTTCCCATGCGCGGCATAGAGCATGCCAAACACCATTGCAAAAGATAGGGATGCGGTGATTAGGAAGGGTTTCATTCGAGGACTTCTAGGGCTACTTTACCACAGTTTTCGGCGGTTGTCAACCATGCAAATAAGGTTAAATGGTTGTCGCCGATAATTTCTACATGTTGAATTTCCAAGTCGGCAATTTCTTCGCCGAAAACATTTTGAATGCTAAGACTATACAATCCAAGCGGAAACC